TCCAGTAAAAGGTCAGCCGTCTCTGCAATGATAGCCGCTGCATCTGCATTTTTAGGGGCTAAAGTTTTTAGAGCCTTAGTGATGTATGCTTGAGTTGACTTAATTAGGGACTTAACCTTTTCCAAGGCACTGCCTGGCTGAGTAAAGGATTGAGTATCATTTCCGTAAAGAAGTTGTTGGACTACTGCCCGCGCATATTCCGCACCGTAACCAAAATCAATATCACTTTTCTTACCTGATTTTCCGTAGCTGCTTTTTGCTTCTACATTATAATTTTCTCTAAGGGCTTTTCTCTGGGCTTCAGTTAGCGATGCACCGAGATCGATATACCACTGATCTGACATTATACCTTTTTTGACCAAGACCTTATCCATTGCGCCATGAATAATTTCTTCACGCATAACAGACCGAACATAGTTTGCTCCTGTTCCAGTTGGTCTTTCGTCTAAACCTTTTGTCACCCTATCAAACAGCGCAGTTACGTCTATTTGTATTCTATTCTTACCAGGACTCCATCTTGCGCTAGAACCATATTTAGATTTCTTATAGGTTGTATCAATATCAAATCCAAGTTTTTGTGCAATAGGTATAAAACTATCAACGATTGCTTTTAATTGATCACGAGTTTCTATGATTTCTCCTCGAGGTGCAATAGCCTCTAGCTCCTTATCTAGGTCTGTTTGAACATAACCCTCTTCTTTAATTTTAGCTCGCAGTCTATTTTGTAGATTGAAGGATTCTTTCTGGAGTTTTTTTTGTCGCTTCCTTAATTTAAACGCTTCCTTGTCGATTCTTTGTCTTTCTTCGATGGACAAGGAATCAAATGCTACACCTTTTGGTATAATAATATTTCTAGCTCCCGTTAGAGAAGATAACCGAAAAGCTCCTCCATCGTTTGCGGCTTCTAATGCTTGAAGTAATTGTTCGTCACTGAATCTTTCATTTACTTCTTGTTCGGTTGCAACCTCACCGATGGGAACGCCCTCGCGAATACTATTTTCAAGAGGACCTAAAGGAACAGGGTTGCGGTTTACTGGGTCAACCCTTAGAAAATTCCTAGCTCCTTCTAGCTTGAGTGCGTCCTTAACTTGTTGGCGAATCTCTGGTTCAAAATCTGGTTCATCCTCAACACCTTCAGAAGGCTCTGGGATAGGCTCTTCTTCTGGAGCAGGCTCAGGAGTAGGTTCTGGCTCAGGGATGGGGTCAGGCTCTGGAGCAGGTTCTTCTTCTGGCTCAGGTTCTGGCTCTGGTGCAGGGTCAGGCTCTGGCTCTGGAGTAATCTCTGGAACAAGTGCTATCGTATTAGGATTGGCACCAGTGCGTTCCGCAACTTCGCCACGGGCTTCTTCAAAGCTAGTAGCTGCTACCTGGGTTACTAATTTTTCATTGGTATCTGGGTCAGTGTACTCAACCTTAAAAATCTTCTCCTCACCTTGGCCAACCTCTTCATCGAGTTTACCAATTCTCTCTTGATCGTCTTTTTCTTTTTCCTCTTCGGTCTTGTCTGGATCCTCTTCAACATCTGGCTCAACATCAACACTTCTTGAGATAGCTCCGGAACCACCACCTAGGATACCACCAAGGATAGCACCACCAGCGGCGGCAGCCTTGTATTCCTCAATAGCTTCTGGCGTGTCCATAGGAAGCCCAGCCTGATAACGCTCAAGGACTTGTTGCCCTAGCTCAGTAGGAGTCTCAGTAAGCACACCCTGTGCGGTTCCTTTGGATACTCGAGTAAATATACCACCACCCTTTTGAATGGCTGCTGGGACAAACGCCCTACCAACCTTGGAAACAACAAACAAATTTAGAATACTATCCAGAGAGGCTTGAGGTATAGCAGTCAATAGCGCGGCTCCTTCGTCCACTTCAGTGCGATATCCACGCTCAATAGCTTCCTTCTGACGCTCTCTGTTTCCCCCGTAGAAAAAGGGTAGCATCGCACCTGCGGCTCCCAAGAACCCTCCAACAGCACCACCAATACCTGCGCCTACTGGACCTCCAATAGCACCAATAGCTGCACCAGCCTTGAAACCAGCAGCACCACCAGCTAGACCAACCGCACTGATAGGAGCAGATTGAGCAGCCATTTCCGTGACGTATGGAACAAATCCCTCTGACCTAGGAGCAAACCTACGACGGTCTTCCATCTGGCTTTCTTGCTCCTCTATAACGCTAGCACCTAGCTCCTCGAGAGTCTTTAGGTCAAAGCTTTTACCAATACCTTCTAGGGCTGATCCAAAAACATTTTGTTGAATTGTATCAACGCCGATGGCTAGGTTACGGGTGACAATATTGCCCTCCCGCTTTAGACCCTCAGACAATTTGTCTTGGGCTAACGCTTGTAGCTGTTCAGGATTTAACTTAGAATCATGTTTAAAACTAAATGTCCTGCCAGTTCCTGGATCTCTGAATGTAGAAGTGGCCATTGGGGTATTAGTTTTATTCTGCTTCTTCGTCTTCTGTAGTTGTGCTTATTAACTCCGCTGGAGCGTACCCATATAATTGAGATCGTCCGACATCAGTTTGAAGTAATTGTTGTACCAAGGGGTCACTCTTTGGCAGAACTTCATTCCTAAAAGTTGTATCAACAATCCGTCCACCTTCAATTATCTTATCGCCCGGAAGGAACTCTTTCAACTTGGTTATGTCACCTATGGTAGGGCGTTCGGTTCTATTGGCTTCCATCTCAGCCATCTTGAGTTGCATCATGAGTGATATGCTAGGTTTAGAACCAAGAACATCAACGACAGGTTTTACGTCACTCATCTCAAAATCCTTTGGTAAGCCAAAGAAATTAGCCTGCTCAGGATTTGATTTTAGGAAACTAAAGACCATCTCTTGAGCTTGTTTGCTAAGAGCCTTTTCTTTTTTCTTTTCTCCCGCAACCTGTATAGCCCCACCAATAGTAGCACCTAGCTGTGCGAGGCTCGATGCCTGTATCTCAGCGGCCCTTGTAAAGCCACTGAAGTCTGCGTTACCCAGTTCTGGGCGTACTCTTGATCCTACTTGAAATGCCATACTATTTAATTTTTGTATTCATCCACTTGCGGATGATTGATTTGATGCGTGGCTTGTTAGAGATGAACTTAGCTATTCCTTCACCGTACTTTATGTATAGGTTACGGAACCAAGAAGGTGCATCATTCAGCATCCAGTGACGGAACTCTAGCCACTTAGGATTCTCAATGCCGTAGACCTCACGGGCTACCCAGCAAGGTAATGTAAACGCTCCAAGGGCAGACCCTAAGCCACTCGTTATTCCTGCACTCCTAGTCGCATTAGCCTGAGCTTGCATACCTTGGAATGTAACGTCCTGTCCGCGTTGTTGCAAGGCCATGTTAATACCCATATTAGGATCAAATAGCTGAGGACCCACAGGGCCTGCTGCACCTTGCTGTGCCTGTCCTAGGACTAGACCGCCTAGACCAATAGCAGCCGAAGGACGACCAAGAAGGGTACTACCTAGGTCACCGGCTAGCTGACGGTTCATTGCAAAGGCTGGTTGTGCGAACTGAGCAGTGTAGTCCGAGCGACCAAGTGCCTCTGCCGCAAGGGATGATGAGTCACCGATGCGACCCCTCGCTAAGCTCGCCTGTCTAGCCCTTTGCTGTACGCTACGCTCCTCTTCTGGGGTCAGTTGACCCAAAGCTCGACGGGACATACGTTCTGCTATTGCTGTGCTATCAGGATCAGCGGCACGGAAAGCCTCTACAGCGCGTGGTGCAAATTCTTCTAACGCACCTACGTCGGCTTCACGTTGCTGTTGTAGTTGCTCCTGTTGTAATTCAAAGGCCCTCCTAGATGATTCTCCGAGTAAATCAAAAAGCCCTGGAGTTGTTACCTCACCCGTGACCGGATCCTTTAGACCCTCAGCAAAGGTCTGTATATCCTTTAACTCAAGTGCAGAATAACGTGGGCGAAATTCTTCTTCTGCGCTGATTAATCGCTCCTGCAATACAGGGTCCGTGATTCCCTTGCCTTGTGCTGCAAAGTCCTTACCGAATAAGTATTCGCCCATTGACTTGCCTGGGTCTATTGGCGGTGGTGCTTTTGTGCTTCCTTTTCCTCCCATAATATTATATGCTTAGTATTCTGTTAAATAGCTTAGGTGTGTACTCAATCCGAGTAGGCTTGTGATTTCTGTATCGTATGCCCAATAGTTTCTTTTGCATAACCTCCGGGCATTTGATGATAAAGTTCTGTGTAAGTCGTTTAAAAGTGCAGGTACTCTCTGCGAATAAGAATGCCATGAAAATTGCGTTGCCTTCGGGGTCATCAGCCTCCCAGTTCTGAACAAAGGGCCAGCCGTCGTCCTCGTTGCAATTATACCACATAAATACACCTTGTATATTACCTTCTTCGTCCTGCTCAAAAAGAAAGGTATGCTTTGCCATATGGTAGGCAATGAGTAACTGCATTCGATCCTCTGGCCACCCCTCTAATACCCTCCCGTTCTCATGTTCAACGCAGAAATCTACGACCTTATTGATAAAGTCAATGGCTTCTATCTGTGTAGCATTTTGCAATGCTATTTGAACTGATTGCAGGAGGGGGTTCATTAGGCCGTGCGTTTCCACATATAGACTACGATGTATGGCTGAAGATTGTTGTGAGATCCACCGCCGCCAGTATTTTGAGTATAGATAGTTCCGTTGTTTGTTTGGGTCGTAGCATCAAAATGATTACCAAACTGATCATCTTGACCTGAAGTTGCTCCGTGATTATGCGATGGCATTTCAGCTATAGTCAGCGTATGCGTCTTTGCACCACCAGTTTCTTCTACTGTATCGAAGTCGGTGTCACTAGCATCAATTCCTACAGGTACTCTACCTGCTCCAAAAGCTGCCCAAGTTCCGAACCCAAGGAGTGTCCCTGGATTAGTCGCAACCGTAGCGTTCATATAAATAGAACCAACTGGGTAGGCTAACTCTAGGGCATCGGTTGCTAACTTAGTTTTTGTAATGCCACCATCACGGACTGCCATAGCACCGCCAACAAGGGTCATCGTACTACCATCAACAGCGTCCGCTTGATTGAAGGTTGCCGCCGTGATTACTTGATTAAGTTTACTAGCTGACAGCTGTTCGCCGTTAGCAAATGTTTTACCTGATGTTATTACTGCCATATTATTGATGTATTAAATTGATTGCACACTGTTTTATAAGTATTTTAAAATATAATTTTTTATACAAATTGTGTGCAACCCACGATAGTAAATGTCGTAGTCTTTGTATTTCCACTCAAGGTGGGCTTGATAACTAGGTTAGTTTGCCCAATTGTTACAGGGCAAAAAACAGTTCCACGTGATTCAGATGTTTGGTCCTCTGGCGTGTCGCAAGAATGACCCAGAAGAACGTGATCAGTCCCATCAGGAAATGTTGCCTTAACATCGGCTATAGTTTTTGTGCTGAGTCGCCTACACGATGCGGTAATTTCAACATAAAAACCAGTAACCTTCGCTGCATTAAAACCTGTACCAACGAAATTAGCAATTGGGTATGTGTGAGTTGTAGTTGATGTATCGGTTTGTGTTATAGTTAAACTTGAGTTACTGCTGATTCCAACGTAAGATGGAGTTAAAGCGTTTGCATCTACATACGCCTTAATGCTTTGTTGAGACGATAGTGCAGTAGCACTGTTAGATGACATATCATCTTCATCCTTAAAATCAAATGCTTCTTCTACATCTCCTTCGCTAGCAGAGGCCCGACCAAGTATCTTGGCTGTGCTGATGTGCTGCATTTTGGCAAAGGTTACACCAGTTGTCTTGCTTGAACTGTCCTTTAATCGAAGCGCATTAGAATTTACTTCTATTGTAGAATTGTCTACGGAGTCCGTTGATATTGCAGCGTTATTGACGGCATTATTGAGCGTAGTCGATGTTACTGTATCGGTTGTTCCAAATGTATTGCCTGTTACAAATCTTGCCATTATTCTGCTTTCTGTGTTGATCTAAAGGAGGTTGATCCTTGAGTTTGTAGTGACCTAATTCTTGGTCGTCCTTGTGTATT